TACGCATGAAGCTTTATCTTTATTTAATAAAGGTTTAGGTAATCATAAACCACTTAAGACTATGATACTAGGTAATCACGAAGATAGAATTGATAGATTTATAGATGAGAATCCAGAGTTAGATGGATCTATAAGTATAGATGATCTTAAATATAGTAAGTATGGATGGAAACAAAGTCCATATAAATCTATAAAAGTAATTGATGGTGTGCATTATTCTCATCATTTACCATCTGGCATAATGGGTTCTGCAATATCTGGTGAAAATATTGCAAGATCTATATTGACAAAGCACAAGGTTTCTGCTAGTGTAGGTCATAGTCATTTATTAGATTATGCTATTTCTACTTTACCTAATGGTAAAAAATTACATGCATTATCTGCTGGATGCTATTTAAATCATAAAGAACATTTTGCAAGAGATACTCAGCATATGTGGTGGAGTGGTTTAATTATTAAAAGAGAAGTTAAAGATGGTAATTATAATTTAGAAACAATAGATATTAAAACTATTAGGAGGGAATATGGCAGAAGATAAATCTTATGTGTTTGAAGAACCCATAGATTCTAAAAGAACATATAAATATGAAAAAGATCATACACATGATATATCTTATGAGAATGAAAGAAAACATAATAATGTTCATTCACCTTCTCACTATAAACATGGTAAGAAAGAAACTATAGAAGTTATACGAGATTGTATGACTAGTGATGAGTATCATGGGTACTTAAAGGGTAATGTTTTAAAATATGTTTCTCGTTATAAATTTAAAGGAGAACCATTAGAAGATTTACAAAAAGCTAATTGGTATTTAAACAGACTAATAAAGGAGGTCAGTAATGGGACAAGTTAAAAATGCAATAATAGAAGTAGATGATTTTGTATCTGGATGTGTAAGAGATGGCAGAACTCTTAATCAAACTATAAGAGATGCTAGAGAATCTGAAGCTGCAAAACATAATCCATATCTTATTGATGTAGATATGGTAGAAAATAAATACTATCAATTTAAAGGAGATAACCAGTGAGAGAACTTATAGTAAATGCACTTAATAAAAAATACGAATCACAAATAGCAGAGGCAAAAGCGGTTATAACTATATACATGGAAAAATCTGTAGGTATAGGAGAGCATCCGCAACACTTAGAAGAAATAGACAAACAACTAAGCAAGATAGCAGAAGCAGAAGATAAAAAAAAAGTATTATTAAATACTTTTGATGAATCAATACCATTTTAATAGGAGGACAAATGGATAAAAAAAATACAAAAACACAGCCTAGAGTTTACACTATTAACTCTGAACAACTAATGGATATCATGAGATACTTAATGACTAGACCTTATGGTGAAGTTGTTAAATTAATGAATACTCTATCTACATTAAACCCACAAGGATTTGATGGAGGTGAGAAAGATGAAGGAAAGAAGTAAACAATATTTAGGCTTATTGTTTGAATTAAAAATAAGTTTAAATGAAAAAAATTCCATAGTGATTGATTATGGTGGTAAACCTGTAGGTAAAATTAGAGAAGCACTGAGGGGTTTACCATACCATGGTAATCTCTGTGCAGCAATAATTAATCATTCTAATTCTGTAGGTAAAAAATTAGAAGAAGATATAAAACAAATAATACAAAACATATAGGAATACAATGGCAGATAAAAGAAATATAAAAGCTTTAATAGAAAAAGAAGCACCTAATCTTAATAACTTATTAGATCCAGAAGAAGTTAAGATATTTAAAAATTTAACAGATGAGTTAAGAGATACTTGGACTAAAAAACAAATGTTTAGAACAGAAACAGAAATGCAATTTTCTGTATTAAACGATGCAAAGTATCCAACAAAGGCTGCAAAGTACTGGCAGTGTGTTAGAGAACAAAATGTATTTTTAGAAAACTTAATGCAATTATCTTTTGATTATAGAAGAGCAGAAGTTAAACAAAAAAGAATACAGGAAAAGTTTGAAAAAGAAACAGACCCATTAAAAAAAGAATTACTGCAAATAGATATAGATGAAAAAACATATCAAAAAGCAGGAATGCAATTAGTTGCTAGAGATAGAATGAGAGAAATAAAACTTTGGTCTAAATTTAAAAAGAAATTTGATGATGGTTCTTTTGATAATAAAAATGTAAACACACACCAATTAAATTCTTATCATTTGATTATGAAAAATAAAGCAGAAACATTAACAGAAGGATCTAGTCAACCAGAAGTATTTAATGTATTAGGTCAACTACAATCAATAGAAAGAATTAAAAAAGATTTACAAATAGAAAATCAAAAGAAAGAAAATGCCAAACTTGAATTTGAAAAAAATTCTATTGCAAAACAAGAATAAAAAACTTTTCTTTTTGGTAGCAATGCCAAGATCTGGTAATACTTTATTTGCATCTATTATGAATCAAAATCCTGATGTAGTTTGTACTGCTAATTCTATTACTTTAGAAATTTTAAAAGAATTATTTTTATTAAAATACACAGATGTTTTTAAAAATTTTCCTGATAATAAATCTTTAAATAATGTTATGGATTCTGTCTTTGATCTTTACTATAAAGATTGGAAGCAAAAATATATAATAGATCGTGGTCCTGTTATGACACCTAATAATTTTAAATTAGTTACAAAACACTTTGGAAGATCATTTAAATGTGTAGTATTAATTAGAAATTTAGTAGATGTATTAGCAAGTTATATAAAATGGTATACAGAAAATCCAAATGCTTTTCCAAATAAATATGGAAAAACAGATGAAGAAAAATTATCTTACATAATGCACAAAGAAGGTGCAGTTGCAAAAGAACTTGATGCAATTAAAAATGCTTACAACTATCCACAAATATGCCATTTCATTTCATATGATAATTTAATTAGTAATACTAAAAAAGAAATTATTAAAGTATATAATTTTTTAGATATACCATACTATAATAAGCATTACTATTCAAATTTAAAACAAATAAATATAAATAATATAAGCTATGATGATAGTGTTGTAGGTGATAATATGCATAACATTAAACCATTAATTAAAAAAGAATATAATCCTTACATAGAAAAAATACCACAAAGAATAATAAAAAAATATGGGCACATTAAATTTTAATTATATATTTCTAGGTCAATCTGTATTAACCTATGAGGTTCCTTTTGATATATTTAATACCTTAAATCATATATATGAAACTAAAAAAAGCATGTTACCTAAAGCAAATCCACAATTGGTTGGTAAAATTCAAGATGAACATTCGTTGTTTTTTAATGGTCCACCAAATGACAAAATGCATTCACATAATTTCTTACCTCTAGATGTAAGAAGATGGTTTCATGAAGTAATGAAACATTATTTAGATTGGAATAAAATTAAACAATACAAAATGCATTTAAATTCTATATGGGTAAATGAAATGAAAGCCAATGAATATAATCCAGTTCATATACATCAAGGTACTTTGTATACAGGCTTGTCCTCAGTTATGATTTTAAAATTACCAGAACATACTGGTGTTGAGTACTCAGCATCTGATAAACCTATGAATGGTTCTTTACAAATACTAGGTAATTCATCTGGTCAATTTGCTAATACAGACTACGGACCAGAGTTAAGAGAAAGAAGATTTTTTATTTTTCCATATGACATGAGGCATTGTGTTTATCCCTTTAACAGCACAAATAGTATACGAAGAACACTAGCTTGTAATATGGATGTAGAATATAACCCAGTTAAAAACAGGAGTGCATAATGGTGATAACAGAACCTAAATGGAAAAGTTGGATTGCTCATACAACAGTACCATTATTTACACCAAATCAGTGTAGACAAATTATTGAGTGTGGTAGAAGACAAAAACCTTTGCAGGCTAAAGTTGGTGTTAACAAACCTGAAGGCGGAGTCAATACTAAAAAAAGAGTAACTACAATTAGTTGGATACCATTTAAAGAAATGAGTCCAATGTATAATCAAGTTAATTCATTTATTCAAAAGATGAATAAAAATCATTTTGGTTTTGGTGATATACAAATAACAGAAAACGCACAATTTACAGAATACCCAGAGGGTGGTTTTTATGATTGGCATATGGATTGTGATGTAAGTATGGAGCACGAACCACCTGTTAGAAAAATATCTATGACATGTTTACTATCTCCCGAAGATCAATTTGATGGTGGTGATTTAGAAATAATGAGCCCAGGCAAACGAATAAAACTTGAACAAGGTCATGCAATTTGTTTTGCATCTTTTTTAAATCATAGAGTAGCACCTGTAACAAGAGGCGTTAGACAATCTTTAGTAATGTGGTTTGGAGGTGAACCTTTTAAATGATAAAAGAATATTTTTTTCCAACTATTGTATACGCAAAAGATTTAGAAAATGCTAAACAATTAAATAAATATTTAGAAGAGCATATTATTAACTGGAGTAAACAGGATAAAGGTCTTGATAAAACTAATGTAAATGGTTGGCATTCAAAAACAGATATGAACCATAGAAAAGAATATGAACC